TAGACCACCAATGATCTTCATCTGGTGCGTTGGTATCTGCTATAACACCATACCATGTAGGTCCACCATCTTTAACTGCTGGATATCTGCCTACACGCATAGTACAAGCATCTACAATAGATTTAGGAATCTCTCTAGCTTCATTAATCCATACTCCTGTTAGTTCTAATGATAGTAGTTTCTTAACATCTTCTGGTCTATCCAATGCTAAAAATATAACTTCTAACTCTATATCATTGATGTGTATATTATGGGTAAACGGAACTGAATAAGTAAAATTACCAAATATATTTTCTGGAAACCAATCTAACCATGTTTTCATAGTAGTAGTTTTTAACTGAGGGTTTGTATTTCTGATTACTGCCCATCTTGATTTCTTTTTACCATCAGGTGATGCTTGTTGTTTGGCAGCTCTTCTAAATATTTCTATACAACAAGATACTGATTTACCTGATCCTACTGGACCTCGTACACCTCTAAAGAAGCTATCATCCTTCATAAAGGTTTTGATAACTTCTCCAGGTGCTTTATAATTTAGTCCACTCACACATTATTGGAATCAATACCAGCTTTAATTAACTTATAAATAGTTTCAGGTAGTAATGATTCTATAAAAAGATCGGCTTCTTTGTCTGTAATAAGATCCTTAGGATAGTGTGCAAAATGCACTTTCTTTACTATCTTTCTTAATCTCATACGATCTTGGAAAGATATTTCGTCTTGTGCGTATTGCTGTGTCATACAGCTTTAGCAATAGCTATTATAGCAACAACTAAAATAGCAATAACAATACCTTTTCCTTTTTTGTTTAAACGATCCCAACGATCAAGTATTGGTTCAAACATACTAGCTCCTTTTCTTTTTCTTTTTATTTTTCTTAGCTGCCATGATGATGTCGCCTCTGGTTATTTTCTTTTTATCACCATACATAGCAGCAAGACCTTTCTGTTTTTTAGAGTATTTACTAAAAGGCATTAGTAACTCTTCATCTTAGGCTTCTTACCAGCTTTCTTCATAGCCATAGCTGTAGCTGCCTGTTTCTTTGCTTTCTTAGTCTTAGGCTTCATTTTCATTCCGTGTTTCATGTTACTCTCCTATATGCTCTTGTTTTTGCTGCAATAGATTTAGGTTGCTTTACAAACTGCTTCCCTTTTCTACTACCTTTTCGTTTAGCTCTAGTTGTTCTAGCATACTCTTCAGGAGTAAGTGCCTTTATTGCTGCCTCTGGTAAATATCTTTCACCAGTCTTAGCAGATGGCTTTCCTGACTTTGTACGCCACTTCTGTTTAGTCCACGCCTTTAAACTGCGTTGTGATTTAGCTAGAGCCATGTTTCTTTTGTATATTAAATTTTGCAGTTAGACTAGCACCTTTATGTGCTTTGAATGTACCACTATGCTTCATTAGCTTGTATCCACCATTCTTTGTTTTCATCCAATGGAAACCAGCTGGAGCTTTAACAGACTTCATCATTTATAACCACCTCCTGCCTTCTTATAAGCTAGTGCTAACATTTGAGCCTTCCTCGCACTCCATTGTCCAGGTTTCCCACCTTTTCCACCAGCTTTAATTCTATTAAATATTCTTTTCCTCATGCCTGGCTTTGTATAGTTACCAGCTTTATTAACTGTACTCACCACTTCACCTTGTTTGCCCAAAACGCAGCTGACATCTTACCTTTAGCTATATTCTTTGCGTGTCTTGCCTTAAAAGACTTTGCTCTCTTTGTCATAGTTCTATCTCCTGTTTTACCTTGTTGTCCAAACCTAATCGTCTTAACTTTATCTCCAACTTTAGCTACTACTATGTGTGATTTGGTTTTATGACCTGGAGTTCTCTTTGGTTTATTATAACCACTTACTCCTGCTCTCTTTAGTCTAGGATCTGCCATGCTCGAACCTTACTATAAAAAATATTTTTTTGAAGTGCTTTTTTCAACTATGTTGTGTGTAGAGGTGGTTATTACTTATGCTTCGCCCTATTTTCTAACCCCCCTACCTCGCTAGTCTATATCTATTTTGATCTGTACATTTCCTGACAGATTATGCTGTACCTTGTCAGGAGCTTTCATTCCGATCCTATCTAATAGATCCTTTGATGCTTCTAGTCTAACATACTCAGACTTACCATTTTGTATAAGGTGTAGTAATGTTGAGGATGCGTGGACAGAACCTAGCCCTAACTTGTTGGATACTTCTTGCATAAGGTATGCTTGTACCTTTGGCAATCGTAGTGTCCTACTAGCTATTACTCTACCAGCTTCTCCCTTTGCATATCCTGCCTTTTGACTTGCTTCGGTTATGGTGCAATTACTAGCTACGAGGGTATCAACCAGCTGCCTTTGTTTGTATGTCAGTCCGTCTTTCTTGCCTAATTGTGTTCTTGCCATTTACGATAGATACTTCACTGTCCGTAACCATGTCAAGTAAAAAATTGTAAATAAATATTGACCTACTCCCAATGTATCTCTAACACGAATAATCGTGTAAGAGCTACTATCATTTGTTCGTCAGGCTCACAAAGTAGGTAACCCAATATTTATTTCTATCTCTCTCGAATATGCTCTATTCGTGTGGATCAGCTATGTACTGATATCAGCAGTAAACCCCACACGAACTACCATCAGATATGCAACCTGAATACTGCACTCCTAGTCGCACAAAATGTGCAACTACGATCTAGCAGTATATCAGAACGACATATCTGTGGTGAACGAGTAGGCATATTCAGAGATCGAAAGGAGATCTATCATGTCAAATCTAGGTAATCAATACCGTCATATGGGTAAAGTATCAGAAGCTATCAAACAACTTGTTGAGGACAAGTATGGATATGACTTCTGGTACAACAAAGAAGGAAACAATGGAGTAATCATTGGAGAAGGAGGATCAAGGAACTCATGGAACATAACAGTACAAATGGACAATGAGGATGGACAATACTTGATGGACATATCAATCAATATGAAGGAGATCGAATAATGGACTATGAAGCAAAGATACACGAACTACTAGATGAAGCCAAGATGGCAGAACTAGCAGGAGATCAAGAATGTGCAGAAGCATGTAGAGCAGAAGCACAATGGTTATCAATGCAAATGGATGACTATAACTTTGACGAACTCAACACAGACTTGGAGGTAGTATAATGACTGAGTGGAGAATACAAACTAACGACTTACAAAGTATCAATGATGCTAGTAAGCAGGATATGTATCAGGTATTTGATACAATGTATCCAGTACAAGACAGTACATTCATGCAAGGATGGTGCAAAGACAGTATCATGTATGAATGTCTAGGAGCAAGAACTGGTATGAACAATGCTAGTTCAAGAGCAGATCAGGCTAAAAGAGCATTGACTAAAGCTAATGATGATCGTGTGGATACAGTCACAGAGATTGGTCAGCAACAAGACTATGACAGAGTGGCAACATTCAGAGGATGGTCTGACCTAGCAGACTATTGGACAAACAGACTAGATGCCTGGTCAAATAGATTTGAAATGATCTATGGAGAATCATGGGAACAAGCATTGGATGCAAAGAACAAATCCAAAGCTACACCATCTAAGCTAAGACAACCAACAGATGAAGAGCATGAAGAGTATGCAGACAAGATACTAAATGCAGATATCAACACATTGGTAGGGCAGGGGGTATAGTACCCCCCCCAGCAGGAGGGAGTATGGAATCACCGAATGATACTAATACTAATTATCACAGTCTATGTGATGTACAAAGGAGGCAGATATGCAAAGACAAACTATTGGATTGATAGATTACCTTTTCAGAATGATACGAAAAGTATTCATGTCAGTAATCAACGGAGTAGCTGGACTAAAGTTCCAAGATAGATCGGAGTACATTGGTACATTTGTATTGATGTATCTATCTATTGGTGGTGGTCTTGTAATGATGTGGATGATACTAGGACTAAATCCTACACTTATCCTATCAGTTATTGCAGCACCTATTTGGATATTCATTGTATGGGTATCTAACAATCTAACAAAAGCAATCATCAATGATCGCAAGAAAAGGAAGAAGTAATGGAAACAATATTAATGATATTAGGTATAATAGTACTATCACTTATGTGTTTATCATTCATGGGTAGTATCTTTGCTACTTTCATGTTCTATCGTGCAGTAACAAAGGATGACCAGTCTGACTAGACTGGTTGTGAGAGGTGGGATCACC